ATGGCCGAGCAGTCTGGGCTGATCAACGCTGACTCGCGCCAGATGTGGGAGCATGAGTTCTACGTTCCGTTCTACCGCGTCATGGATGAGGAAAAGGATGGCGTCTCGATGAGCTTTGGCGGATCGTCCGGCCTGTCACGCCAGCAAGCCTACAAGAAGCTGAAGGGCGGCAAGCAGCACCTGAACGACCTGCTCGAAAACACGCTGCTGAATTTCCACCATCTGATCCAGGCCAGTTTGAAGAATCAGGCGGCGCTGCAGGCGGTCGAAAATGCCTTGAACCTCGGCATGGCCGCGCCCACCACCGAGATGAAGCGCGACAAGAAGGCCAGCACCTTCGTGATGGATGGCGGAGAGAAGCGCTGGTACAACATCAATGATCCGCTGACGTTTAAAGCCTTGTCGGCGTTGATGGATGGCGGCCTGAACAATCCGGTGATGAAGTCGGGCCGGGCCTTCAAGCGCTTTTACTCCAACATGATCACGGCCACGCCGCAGTTCGTGGTGGCCAATGCGCTGCGCGACACGTTGAGCGCGATGGCGACGGCACCAACCAGCCCGGTGCCATTCTTGACGGCAGTTTCGGGCGCGAAAACTTACCTGACGGGTGACAACAAATCGCGCATGATGGCGCAAGGGGCCGCGTTTTCATTCGGGCAGGTCTACGGAACAAGCACCGACGACGTGAAAGCCAGCATCCTCGGTCATTCTCGGTCGATGAAACTGGCCGATGGACCGATGCTGATCCCCAACGCCATCATGTCGGCATGGCGCGGATGGCGCGCCGTCTCCGATGTTTCCGAGAATGCCAACCGGGCCGGGATCTGGCAGCGCAACATCCACAAGGGCAAGCTGAAAGCGGCATTCGAAGCGCGCGACCTGATGGATTTCAGCGCGCACGGCGACAATATCCTGGTGCGGATCATCACCGATCTGGTTCCGTTCGTGAATGCGCGGATTCAGGGGCAGGACAAGCTGTATCGATCGGGAATCAAGCCGGGCGCGAAGATCCTCGCCGGCAAGGGCACCAAGGCCGACCGCCAGGCGTTCGCTCGCTTCGCCATCGTCACCGGCGCACTGGCCATGGCCAGCATGGCTTTGTTCCTGTCGAACTATGATGACGAGGAATACCGCAAGCTGGAAGACTGGCAGCGGGATGCTTATTGGGTCGTGCGCGTCGGTGAAAACATGTTCTTCATGCCAAAGCCGTTCGAGGTGGGATCGATCGCCACGCTGGCCGAGCGCACGCTGGAGCAGTTCGTCGATCCGACTGTCGGCGGAAGAAAGTTTGCAAGCCGCTTTGCCCACATGCTGAGTGAGACATTTGGCCTGAATGCGATCCCGCAGATCATCAAGCCGCTGTACGAACTCGGCACCAACAAGAACAGCTTCACGGATCGCCAGATCGAGCCGCAAGGCATGAGCCGCCTGAGTCCAAGCCTGCGCAGCACGCCATCGACAACGCGTCTCGCAGAGGGTGCATCTGCCGCGATGGAATCGACTTTGCGGGTTGCCGGCGCTGAATCGTGGGCCTTGTCGCCCTTGCAAATCGATCACCTGATCGCCGGCTACACCGGGCAGATCGGGGCATCGAGCGTCGCTATGATGGATACGATGTGGCGCAGGGCGCACGGCGAGCAAGCGCCAGACAAGAAATGGAGCGAGTACCAGCCGATCAAGCGCTTTTACAAAGACCTGTCGAGCGAGGACAATTACACCCGCTACGGGACGGACTTCTACGACGCACTGAAGAAAGCCGACCTGGCCTACTCCAACGTGCAGCACCTGCAAAAGATGGGCGAGTTTGAGCAAGCGGCCAAGAACATCGAGCGCGATCAAAAGCAGCTTGGGAGCAGGGGCATGCTGAAGCAGATCGAAAGCCAGTTGACCAAGATCAACGCGGCCATGAAGCAGGTCCAGCGTGACACGGCAATGAGCGGGACGGACAAGCGCAAGCAACTCGACGACCTGCGCGGCATGCGCAATTCGATCACGGAGCAGGGCGGCAAGATGCTGGAGCAGGAAAGGATGAAGGTGAACTAGCGCCGGTTGGCGCAGCCGATCCCGAGCATGAACACGGCAGGGAACAGGAGCAGCGGCTGCGCCAGGAGCGTGAAGACGACCAGCAACGTCGCCGGGGCGGCGGCCAGGATCACCAGGAATCCGCCCGTCGTCTGGTATTCGCGGGGAGCCTGGCAATAGACCGCAACGGCGATGAAGGCCATGATGATGGCGAGCGCAAGGAAGTTTGACATGGGGCTATCCATCGAGGGGAGGCGTCCATTCTAACGTGACAATCGGGCAACGGATATTTCCGGGCGTCACTTGCGCTTGTCTTCGGCCTCGATTTTCTTGATGGCGGCGCGCACCCGGCCGGCGCGGGAGATTTCTTCCTCGCAGGCTTTGGCGAGAATTTCGCGGATGAACGAGGCTTTGGAATAGATGATCCGCTGCTCGACCAGCCAATCGAGTTGCATCATCAGGGGCTCGGGCAGTGGAGTATTCAAGCCAACCTTGCGCGTCGGGTCGCCACCTTTCCACGGTGGGTCCGACTTTTTGGCGGGCGTGCGCGTTACCGGTTTGGATGCACTCTTTCGGCGTGGCGTCGTGTTGACCATCGGTAAGCATCCATCCTGTTTGCTGCCATGCAGTACCAATGCAAATAGCATCTAACATCCTGTAACGGGAGGCATTCATGGGTAAATACTGGTTTCATTTCAGAACCATTGGCGATAGAATCGGGACAACAATCACCGACTGGCGAACACGAATGGAAGAAGAATTGAAGACGGCCGGAAAGGTGATCAGCGATCCCGCATCCATTTCGATGATCACTTACGCCTGGGTCATCCTGCTGGCGGTCTGGGGCGGCCTAATCCGCGTCATGCGTGAGATCAAGTTTGGCGAGAAATCCGCAGCAGAAATGACGTGGATCTTCTTCGTTGAAATTCTCACCTCGGCGTTTGTCGGCGTGCTGACGTTTTACCTCTGCACCGCATCCGACATCCAGCCGCTGTACACCGCCGTCCTCACGTCCACCTCGGGCTGGATGGGCGTGCGGGCTCTGGCGGTCTTCGAGGCAATTTACAACTCACGCAAAGGAGATTGAGCATGAACTTCGACACTGCTTTCGAGCGACTGATCGGCCATGAAGGCGGTTACAGCATTTCAGAGAAAGATCCGGGAAACTGGACCGGCGGCCGGCCCGGCGTCGGCGCGCTGCATGGCACCAAGTATGGTATCGCGGCCAACACCTATCCGGACATCGACATTCAGAATCTCACCATCGAGCAGGCGAAAGCCATCTATCGACGGGACTGGTGGATGAAGATCGGCGCGGATGAGATCGATGGCGCGATCGCGTTTCAGCTTTGGGACTTCGCCGTCAATGCCGGCATGAGCACGTCGAAGCGCGCCATGCAGCGCTCGGTCGGCGTCGCCGATGATGGCATTTTCGGCCCGGCAACGATCGCCGCGATCAAGAAGGCCAACGTCGCCGACACGATCCTGAAGTTCAACGCGCAGCGCCTGCGCTTCTACACGTCGCTGTCGACCTGGAGCACCTATGGTCGCGGCTGGACCAATCGCGTCGCCGGCCAGCTCGATTATGCAGCCATCGATGTTTGATACCCTGCGCGCCGATCCCATGATCATCATCCTGGCGATCGGCGTCGCCGCGATCCTGGTCGCCTTTTACCGCGCGCATCGTCGTGCGGGCTTCGATTTTAATGCTTTCGATCTCGTCATGGAAGACGGCAAGGTCAACAAGATCGCCGTGGCGTTCATGCTGGTCCTGCTCGTCACCACCTGGGTGATCATCGACCAGCAATTGAAAGGCAACCTGTCGGAAGGGATGTTCGGACTGTATGGCGGGATGTGGGTCATTCCGCTGGTCGCCAAGGTCGTGTTCCAGAAGACCGAAATGCCCGGCACCACCACCATGTCGAGCATGACATCGACCACCACCGTTCCCGCGCAGGAGCCATTGCCATGATGTCGATCCAGGCCAAGGCCATCGCTGCGGCCATCGTCGCCGCGATCCTGTTCGGGTCCGGCTGGCAGGTGCGCTCTTGGTACGATGGTGCGCAGGACGCCGCCAGGCTCGAAGCCGAGGCGCGCGCCACGTCGTTGATGAATGTGCTGGCCAACAAGGTATCGGCCAGCACCGAGACAGCCATTCAGGGGATTCGCATTGAAAACCGAACTATCTACAACCAGGCGCAAAAAGAGATCGTGCGCGAAACTGTGTATGCTGCTTGCCGGGTGCCTGACGCTGGCCTCTTGCTCGTCAACGCGGCCCGCGCTAGCACCGCCGCCAGCAAACCTGACGATCGCCTGCCCAGCGCCCGCGCTGCTGGACCCTGACGCCAACATGGGCGATCTGCTGCTGGCCGACATCGAGCTTGCTGGCCAGTATCAGGAATGCCGGGCGCGTCATTCTGGACTGGCGCAATGGGCGGATGCTGCGACGAAACCAGCGAAATAGATTGCAGTCGGCATATCCCGCCTGCATTTCTATGGCATAATCAGATCATGCGACGATCTATTAAGCAGACGAAGTAAGTCCCCACCAATTTCCGATCCGAAAAGTGAAGCACTGATTGGGGTCCGAACCAACGAAGCCCAACCCTCTGAGCATTGATCATCCCTTCGATGCGCCTGACTGGCGTAACCAGTCACTACAGAACAAGGGCAGCGCGGAAAGTAGACGCGCCTAAGTAAGGTCGAAAGGCATGGGGAATCGGCAAAGCCTTAAGTGGCATTGCGCTGGGCAGATCACCGCGCCAGACAATACTGAACCATGTAGCTGGAGTAGCGACCAGCCCCTTGCTCTGTGGCGCCATCGCAGGCTGATGCGAAGACCCGTAGACGGATGACCTGCATCTGAAAACGGCGAGCTTACCGACATGGTGAGTAAGCAAGCAGGATGTTCAGCACCTGCCGCCACACAGAATTTGATGGGACGCTATCAGGCTAGATCTGATAGGACGCCACACGTTGACAGCCGGAAAGACGGCACCAACACCGCGCCACCGATCAGATAGACCGGGGCACTACACCGAACCCGGCCCAGCGTCGGGTTTTTTGTTTCATGGTGCAGTCACGATCGGCAGCCATTCCCATCCTTCCATGCAATCGCCCTTTTTCCGCATGTGCGTGTACCGCTTCAGCGACTGCCATGAGCGATGCCCGCTGACGGCCGCAACCTGCGGGATCGACATCCCCATCTCAAACAAGCGCGAACAGCCATGGTGCCGCAGGTCGTGCATGTGCAGGTCTTCGATACCGAGGATCTGCCCGGCGCGCGTGAAGGCCAAGCCGATGCCATCGGTGCCGAACGGGAAAATGCGGTCATCGGTGCGCGGCATGGACCTGGCGATCGCCTCGGCCTCGGGCGGCAGGTCGCACCAGATATGGTTCCCCATCTTATCGCCTGGGTTCTTCATGTCGCGCACTAGCACGCGGCCTGGCTCAAGGTCATCCCATCGGATGCGCGCGGTTTCCTCCAGTCGCCGGGTCGAGAACAGCGCGAAGGCGGTAATTTTCTGCATCGGGATCGAATTCGGGCGGCGGTGCCGGACTGCGCCAAAGTGCGCCATGATCGCATTCAATTCGTCCAGCGTCGGGCGGCGCTCGCGCTGCGTGCTCTTTCCTGTGATACCCATCTTCTTCCCGACCGTCATGCTATCGCGCATGGCTTGCTGATCGAGCGGGTAGCCCCATGCTGGCTTTGCTACAGCAAAGACTGCGCCAAGGTGGGACAGGTAATTCTGCACCGTCTGGGGCTTGCATTTCAGCCGGGCGGCGAAGGCGATGATCTGCGTGCTGCCGATCTGCGAGCACTTCATGTCGGCGATGATGTCGCACTTGATGGTCGCCAGCACCTGCTTCTTAGTGCGGCCAAGCTCATGCCGGGATTCCGCGATGTACTGGTCGATCACCTTGGACAGCGCCGGGTCGTCGACCTTGTGCATGCCGCCGGGCTCGGCCAGCTCAGTCTCGCGCTTCCTGATCCAACTCAACGCCGCCGCCTGCCGGTCGAAGGTTTGGCCTTCGCGGTAAGCCAGGCCACCGCCTTGCTTGATGACGATCCTGGCCGAATAGCCGACCGTGCCGTCCTTGCGCTTGCGTGCTACTACCGTTCCCATCAGTCCGTCCAATTCGACTTCCACGACTATTCCAACGACTTCCATTGGAATACCGGGGTGGTCAACACGGGCAGAAATAGGCGGAAATGGTTAGATTGTCAAACCATTGACATGGATAATCGAACCCAGTGCGGGACGAGAAAAGCCAATGAATTCAAAGGGCCAATTTTTGGGTAAGTTTTCGGTAGCGCCGATGATGGAATGGACGATTGCGCAGAGAAGCACTTTTCGTTTCAACAGCTTACAGCAACCAGAAATCCCGTGTAACGAATTTGGAAGACCGGGAAATCGGCGGAGATCATACAATAAAAAAGGACGCTCGAAAGCGCCCCGCTGAAATCATGCTGACCACTGCCTCACATCATCATGAGTGACCCGACCACCGCCACCATGGACGCCAGCAACACCCCGCACAGGATCGCGCTCCATGGCCTGCGCCAGCAGATCTCAGGGATCATCGCCAGGATCAGCATCACGCCCGAGACGATGAACGGCCCGGACAGCAGCGCGAACAGTTTGGCGTCGGCCATGAAGCCAGTGCCAGCCCAGATGGCGAGCCCGATCAGGGCGCTGGGGAAAGCGTGCATCAGCGGCCACCGTGAAGCTGCTGGAATTCCTTCGTCGCAGCCGCGCGGCGCTCGTCGATGTAGGCAGCCAGGTCGTTGACGTGAACACCCTTGGCGGCCTTCTGCGATCCCTCGATGCGGATCACCGGCAGCGGTATGTCGCCGGCGGCGGCCTTGCGTGACAGCTTCTCGATCGTCAAATGCGGGAAGTAGTCGCGCCCGACATCGGCCAGCGGGATCACCGCGCGGCCATTGTACTGAGCCATAAGAAAAAATGCTGTGTTCATGAAAGAATCACCCCGCTGATCTGGGGCGATCCTGTCACCGGTGGTTCGATATTGCAACCGCTGGACGCCTACCAAAAAATGCGGCCATGAGCGGATCGCTGGTCCCTTGCTCGGCTGCTTTCTTGCTCCAGTAGGTCGCGCGCTGCTTGGCCTTGCGTTCTTCCCAGAGTCCGGCCGCCTTCACGCCAGCGCGGTAGTTTTCGCCCTTTTTTTTGATCGTCAGCATCTTCAGGCGACAGGCAACATCCTTGCCGGGGCCGGCGAAGTAGATGGCCATCGGGCAGCCCTTCTTTGGGCGATGCCAATTCCCGATATGGACTTCGCGCGCCTCCGGTTCATCGCCGTGCATCTGGCGAACAATGCGCGAAACGCTGGTCCTCGATATGCCGGACCGCTCGGCGATGTCCAGCATCGTGCCCGGCAGGTAGTCGACAAGCAGGTATTTCAAAACTGGTGTGCGTCCCATAAAATCCTTTTCAATCAGAATAAATCAGGCTGGCGCGGGTCGAGCGGCGCAAGCTGGTAGATGATGGTCCAGCCCTTGCGGCATGGATCATCGCAGTCCGGCATGCCGGCGCGCACTGCTAGCGCCGCCATCTCGGTGCAGGTCTTGAAACTCTCGTCGCGAAACAGGCATTTCTTGCATGCCCGGCCGCGTACTTCCTGCGCAATGAACTTGATGGCGGCGTCGGTCACAGATGCCATCCAGCGATGGCGGTGGCGACGTGGAGCGCTCCGAGTAACGCCGAAAACAAGACGGCGAGCAGCAGGCCGTCGCGGATGGCGGCGATCATGACAGCGACCAGCCGAGCAACGAAGCGAAGATCACGATAGCGATGCCGCAGGCGGCCCAGACCGGGGTCATGGATTCGTCGATTGGATCGTCGCGGTAGTTGTGGCGCTTCATTTCGGCACCGTTGCGATGACTTCCGCCAAATTCACGCGGCACAACTCCATTTGATCACTCCTCGACATGAGCCTTTCCGCACACGCCAGCATAATTGCCTTGGCAATCGCCATATCTCGCGCATCACGCGATGCAGTCTCATGCTTGTATGCCGAGGCGTGGCCGGCTTCGTACACGTCCTTGCGGGCTTGATCAGCTTCGGCAGCGATGATGACCTGTCCGGCGTCGATCGCGTGCTTGATTGCCTCGTCGGCTACACATCGCAAGACCGTATGATCAAAGGCGTCCACATACGCAGCAGCCCGCAATTCGTCGCCAGTCATCAGCGTCTGCGGATACACCTTGGCCGGCGCTGGCCACTTGCAGCCCATGCCCGCATCAAAATCGCTTTGCCGATGCTGTGCCATAGCCGCAAATTCAGTGCTCTTTCTCGCGTAGACCAGCATGTCGCCGGTGAACACCGGCTTGCCGCCAATCATGCCGAGCGGCAGCATGACGAGTTGATCGACCGCATACGCGCCAATGCCATCAATGCTCCAGACGCAAGGGGTATCTTCTTCGGCTGTCACGCCAAGAAGCGGATAGCCGTCTCGCCGGCAATCCCATTTGATGATCGTTGCCGTAACTCCATTGATGCAGCAATACGGCGCGCCGGCTTGTGCGTCGACCATCGAAAACGGGCGGCTGTGGACGGGCTTCATGCAGCCCTCCGCACGCCGTTGATGGACGGCAGGCCGGCGATGAACTTGATGTCGCTGATGCTGATCTCGAAGGCTTCGTGCGCGCGGATGATGAGCGAGGCACCGAGCGGCAGCGTGCCGTGGCGCAACTTGCTGATGACTGGCGGCGCGACTTGCAGCACGCGGCACAATGCAGCGTCGTTTTTCAGGCTTCCGAGTTCGATCAGGTGGTCCAGCAATTGATTAATTTTCATAATGGTCTTCAGGTAGGTTTTAGGTGCGCCGCCGATCGTGGCGGCGCTTGGTCGATCAAGCTGCTTTCAGGTTCCCGATCATGGCTTCCGACTGCATGCAGGCCGTGGCCAGCGCCTTGACTTCGAGCAGCGGCAGGATGCGCAGATAGGCACTGACCATCTTGCGCATGGCCTTCAGTTCGCCGGTGGTGAAGCGCAGCATTTCCTCCTGACGCTTGCACGCCTTGAGCAACTGCTGGCCGGCGATCACTGCGATCTCGTAGAAGGCGCGGTTGTTCGCCAGATTGGCGATGATCTGTGTCATCACGACCAGCTTGACCAGCGAGTTCTCCGCTGCGATCCCGCCTTGGCCGCGCGCTACGCTGTCCAGGTAGATCAGCGTCGGCAGGGCGATCTTGTCGGCTTCTTTCTTGCCTACGCGCTGCTTGAGGGCAACGGTGGACAGGAAGGATTGAATGCCTGCTTCTTTGGAATTGCGTTTCATACTTGATCCAATCTCATTTGGCCCTGCGCTTCGAGTTCCGGCCCACTTGGCCCGGTTTTGTTTTCTTCTTCCGACTCGCATTCCTGCCAGCACTGCAGGGCGTCTTCGGATTTTTTAAAGTAGTCGTTGCAAACTGGGCAGACGAAGACCTCGCTTGTGTAATTTGGGCAGCAGTCTCGCGCACAATCCTCGCTGTCGTGGATCTCTCCGCAAGAGTCGCATTTATGCTTGACCTCAAGGGTGCGGGCGCTCATGCTGCGCGATCTTTGGCGTGAACAGTTTCAAAGTCGCCAGCGCCGAGGATGTAAGGGCGGACGTTGCTGACGGTATAAAACGTCGGATGAGCATGCTTCCCGATCCACTCCGACAGAAATTTATTCAATTCCGCCTCGGCTTCGTTGGACACATTCGGGTAATCCTCTGCATATTCGCCGCCGATGTCGCTGGCGCGGTCGCGCATCGTGTCAATTACGTCGCCAGCATCGCAAAGATGTGATGTTTTCGGAATGGTGGCATCGCCGACATAGACGGTATCACCAGCCCTCAATTCATCGTTGTCATCAAGCAAGTCCCCCAAAGTGATGCTGTTGAAGTCTTCTTTATCAACCGACCAGCACTTTCCTGATTCGTCGATTGCCGGACTAATGTTGGCAACGGCGCTCATGCTGCTTTCCATTCAGCGCGGGCGATCGAGGCATAGGCAGCATCGACAGCCTGGGCGATGGACTCGAAACTACCGCCGTTGATGTTGTGGATCAGGCAGCGCATCGTGAAGATCAGATCCGTGATGATCTCGGGCAGGGTAGCGACTTCAACTTTCGGTGCAATGAGGCTTGCAGCGTTGGCATCGCGATCTTCGTTCATCGCCAGCGCCTCGGCGTGGATCCTTTCAAACTCCGCTTGGTCGACAGCCTGGTCGAAGTTCCATTGCTCATTGTCGGCCAGTGCTTCGGTATGATCAGCAGTCAAAACAATCAGGCTTTGCTGCTCCTTGAATTCATCCATCTGCTTGCGGACAATCTCGGCGCGGGCCGCCTCGGCATCGCTGGCGATCTTGACTTGCTTGTCGGCGAAGGCTTGCTTCTCGGCCTCGAACTGCGCGCGCTCGGCGTCCTGCTGCTCGCGCAAAGCCCTGGCTGCATCATCATGCTGCTTGCGCTCATTGGCGACCTGCGCTTGCTGGGCGTCGAGTAGTGCTTTCATCTCGTCGGCCATGCGCTGCTGGTCGGCTGCGTTCTGGATCGCCAGTGCTTTGGCGGCTTCCTCGATCTTCTCCGCAAGATCCACCAGGCGCTTAGCCTCGATGGCCTGAGCGTCGGCAATGCGCTTCGATTCGATCGCGGCGGCCAGTGCAGCTTCGGCGGCGGCGATGCGCTCTGCCTCGGCCCGGGCGGCAGCGACTTCGATCTCGCCTTGTTTCTCACGCATGCCGATTAGCGTGATGATGGCGGTGTGCGCGGCTGCCGTGGCGTCGCTGGAAAACTCGGCAAACGACTCATCCGGCTCAAAGGCGCGCAATCCGTTGATCTCGGCATCGATCTCGCTGGACGACTCGCCGGCCATGGCCATGGGAATAGAGCGTATCGCGTCGATCTTGGCCATGATGGCCGCCTTGCGCTCGGCGGCGATGCGGTCGCGCTCGGCTTTCTCGGCTTCCTTGCGGTTTTCCTCGGCCTTGATTTGGGCGTGGATCGGATCTTCCAGCGCCACCAGTTCGGCGGTGATCTGCTTTGCTTCGGCGTCGATCAGGCGGGTGCGCTCCAGCGCCGGGGCCTTGATCTCCTTGCGCATGGATTCCAGACCGATGCGCAGGCCGCGCAACTCGGCCCGGGCGGCGATCGCATCCTTCATGCCGGGCGTAGTCGTGACCGGGAACAGCACGCGCTCGTATTTGGCGCGCAATTGGCCGAGTGCGGCGGCAGTGACCGAATACTCGGCGATCTTGCACGGCAAGGATGGGGCGCTCTCGACTGTGGTGTCGTCCATGTCGTCAGCTATGTCGCAAAATATGCTGCGCGACCCATCTTCGTTCAGCATGATCGGTTCGCCGTTGTCTTTGAATACTGTTTTACTAAAATGTGTCATCTTGCTACTCCTGTAAATGGGCGGTTTGCTACGGTTTGGTGCTACTGTGCTGCCAGCCTTGCCATCGCACGGCGGTGGATGTTGCGCCCGTCAGGGTTGAACGGGAACTTCGGGTTGCCGCCGAACTGCGCTTGCCACTCTGCGCGTAATTCGTCTTGAACTTCCGCCTCGAAACGCATGTAGGCTTCCTGCTCTTGCGTGTCGTTGTGGTCGATCTGTTCTGGCGTCAGGTGTCTCATGCCGCACCATCGTCATCAAAAACAATTTCAAGGCGGCATTTTCCATCACTCATATCGTTGATTACATCCGTAAGGCTCTTGATTGCCGCCACAATGTGATACTCGGTTGGCTGGCTCGTTGTAACGAGTGTGCGGATTGCCTCCACGCAGGCACGACGATTGGCTACGGCGCTCATGCTGCCTCCCGTTCGATTGCGATGGCCAGGTGCGTGCGCAGCTCGTCGCGCATGTCCTTGATCTGGTCGGCAGTCTTGTCGCTGATGCTCCAGCGTGAGATCAGATCGAGGAAGTTTGCGGCGCGCTTCATCGATTCCTTGGCTTGCTCGGGAATCTCGCCGCCGGTTACGCTGCGGCTCTCGTAGGCGCGTAGATCTTCCTCGCGGTACAGGACCGTGTGCGACCCAATGACGATGTGTGCCGGCCCCTTGCTGGCCCGACGCCATTGCTGGAGCGTGCGGGTGCTGACTTGCCAGCGCTTGGCCACGTCGGCCTCTGTATAGCGTGCGTCACTCATTCTGCTGCCTCTGTGGCTTGTGTAGCGGGTTGCTGGCCAGCGCCGACGATATCGCGCAGTCGGCTGGACTTGTTCGGCTCGGCTGGCGTCAGTTGCGCCTTGCGGGAATTGACGGCAGCTTTGAAGTCCACCAGGTCGTAATCAGTGCCACGGCGCTGGATAGCTGCAGATCCATCGTTCCAGATGATTTTCAGTGAATCGAGCGTCGATGCGCGGCTGGCATCTGCGATCCATTTGTCGGCCAGGCTGGTATCGAGCGCCGCAGCGCCTGCGCCGTCGTCGTCGCCTTGGTCATGCGTGGCCAGGCCGACTGCGCCCAGCAATGTGTATCGCTGCAAATAGGTCACGGTGCTGGCCATTTGCTGGATGCTGTTCTTCTTGCCTGAATCATCGCGGCTGGCCGACAACATGGTGCGCTCGGTGTGCCCAAGCCGGTGCGTGATGATGCAGGTCACGACGATCTGCCCGCCTTGCTGCTGCTCGGTGTCCCAGTGGTGAGAGAAGCCGTGCTGCGCCAAGCCTTCGACGATCGCGCCGGCGACATTGCCAAGCGTGGCGTGCATGTAGGACGTGCCGTTGAACGCAACCAGCTTGTCCTTGATGATGTGCGGAGGGTTGCGCTTGAACTCAGCCATGTCGACGACATACGCCTTGCGGGCCTGGTCGGCTTCCCACTCGCGCTGCAGCGCCATGAATTCGCGGATGTCGGCGATGCTGCCGCCGTTTTTCATCGCATACAACACGATGTCGGCCGGCGTGGCGGGGGCGGAAACCAGCGCATTGCGTGGCTGCTCGATGATGGCGGTGCCTGGGTTGATGATCTCTTGTTCCATGATGTTCCTCTGTATGGTGCGGTTTGGTACGGTCAGCGTTCGATGTGCTGGACGGGATCGATACGGTAGCGGGCGGCTGGGTTGGCTTCCATCAGAAGCTCTAGGTCTTCCTCGGCACGGGCGCGGCTTTCGAACGTGCGGACGATGCGCTTGACGATGGTGCGCGGCATTACAAGGCTGTTGTCCTTCGGATCTGTGACGGCGATCGTTTCGACTTCGACGAGGATCTGCAGGCTGTCAATGGTGGGCATTATTGTTGCTCCTTCTTTTTCATGACGATGGCGCGGCGCGCTTCCATGGTGTCGCGTTGCTCTTGAATGACATGGCGCGACCATTTTCCAATGATCTCGGCGCGCTGCCCGGACACCAGGCCGACGCCAGCCAGCGCGATGTCGTAGATGCGCGTCTGGCGCATGGTCGGATTGGCGGACTTCTCGCAAAGCGCGATGATCCGATCCAGCGCCAGTTTGCTTTCGTGGCTCATGCCGCCTCGCTGACGCGCACGTTTCGGAACGGTGCCACAGTCGCCTCGATGTCGCAGGCGGGAACCACGCTGCGGCTGATGGTCCAGCGTTCGCCGGCGGCACGGTTGTAGCAACGATACGATTCTTTGTTCGTCCCGGCGCTGATCTTCGAGCCATCCGTCGTCACCGACTTGGCCTGGTCGATGATCGTCAGGATCTCTGCCTTGGCGGCCTTCTTGCGCTCGTCGGCGACCTTGGCATCGGCACCGGCTGCCTTGTAGGCTGCGCAGACAGTTGCCAGGCGCTCATTGCCCGACATATCGACCGCACTACCGTCATTGTTGACGTAGACGCGACTGATCGTCTCCGCGTCCTTCAGGAAGTCGACTTCGGGAACCGTGCCGTGCTGGACCATGTTCCAGAACTCGCCAGCGTTCAGGCGGATCAGATTGCCGATCGCCTCGTCACGCTCGCGGATCACGACCTTGGGCGTGTTGCCTCCGACCAGCGGGGCGATGATGGCCCAGCCGAGATCCGCCACTTCAAGCTGGTGCGCCACTTGAAATTCAATGTGGGCTGGCGCTTCGATCGTTTCGCCATTGTCGATCCATGCGCGTTTGAACTGCAGGCCGTCGACGTTCTTGATTTCAAGGATGCCGTCGCCATGCTTGCGGAACATGTCGCGCGCCGTCTCGTCGCCGATGAAGCCATCGACAATCCCGGTGATGCGGAAATCGAACGATGAGCCCATGCGCAGCTCGGGAATACGCATGTACACCTTAAATGGCGACGCGATCAGGCCGCAGTCTTCGGCGATGCCGGCAGCGATCGCAGCCTCCAGTCGATTACCCCAGATTGTGCGGTCATTCGCGCCGAACGGGATCGGTGCCAGGCGGCCGGTCTTGACCATGAACAGCTCGTAGGGCGTGCGGGCATTGTCATAGACGCCAGCGCCAAACAGGCCGGCGCACTCGGTCGAGGTCAAATCCTGTTTGCGCGCTTCGAGCCAAGCGGCCTCGGTGTCGTGGTGGAGGGTGATGCGTGAAATTTCCATGATGCGGCTCCGGTAGAATGAAATAACTGCATGTCTTTCGCAGTGGTTCCATTATGCAACCGGCATTGAGATTATGCAACCGCTTTTGATAAATAAATGCACGCCTTGCGCAAAAGACGGTTAGTTGCGCGTAATGATTACCGGCGTTGCCCAATCGAGCAAAACGCTTTCGCGCGTGGCGTGGCCGGCCAGGTTATATGTGCCATCCCGGTAGCCGCGCTTGACCGTGGCGACGATCGCCGGGCCATCCTTAATCTTCGCGTAGCACCAGCGTCCCATGATCGCCGGATCGATTCCATGCGGCGCGCGGCAGAAAATCACCCATCCATCGGTCCAGTCCATCGCGGTCCCGGCGGATCGAAACTGCAATGCAATCAAGTCGTCAGGTAGATCGGCAGGCGCGCCGGTGCGCTCGATCGTGCCATCGGGGTAGATGGTCACGACGCCATCGCCGGCCACCGATCCGATCACCGACACGCGCCGCCCGCTGTCCGGCCGCACATCCGCGCCGGCTGCCTCGATGATCCGACCCAGTGGCTCGCCGAAGATCTGCGAGAGCTGCGCCGCTTCGTCGATCTGGAGCTTGCGCGCCCCGGAAAACGTCAGCGAGAGCTGGCTATGGCCCATGCCCATTCTCGACGCCAGGCCGCGCAACGACATCTTCTTTGCAGCCATCAGGCCGTCAAAATAGCGCCGATCTATCTCACCCATTGGATTTATCCCAAAAATAACGCGATGCGGTGCGGAATATGCCGAGTTGATGACCAAATGCAACCGGCATAGCTCTATAATGTGGTAACGTAATCGAACCATGCAGCACAAACTGATTCGCAAACCACGACTGAGGCAACAATGAGCGTAAAAAATGAAGACGAGATAACCGGCGAGGTCGCCAAGCAGATGCGCGAGAGCGCCGGCATGACGCAGGCGGCGTTCTGGGAGCCGCTGGGCGTCCATCAATCGAGCGGCTGCCACTATGAGGCCAGCGACAAGCCGGTGCCCAAGCCGGTCCGTATTCTGCTGTACCTGCGCTACGTCCAGGGCGTCGCATTCGGCCCCGAGCCAGCGCCCAAGATCGCCAAGGTACGCGCACCCCGCAAGCCGAGCCCCAAGAAATCGCAATAAACCGCAGCAACCCGTATCAAACCACATCAAACAAGGAAAATCATGGCATCCGTAAATTCTGTAACAATCATCGGCAACCTGGGGCGCGACCCTGAGCTGCGCTACATGCCCAGCGGCGACGCCATCGCAAACATCGCCGTGGCCACCTCGTACAAATCGAAGGACAAAAACACTGGCGAGACGAAAGAGCATACCGAGTGGCATCGCATCTCGTTCTTCGGCCGCATGGCGGAAATCGTCGGCCAGTACATGAAGAAGGGTTCATCGATCTACGTTCAAGGTCGCTTGCAAACTCGGAAGTATCAGAAAGACGGCCAGGACCACTACGCGACCGACATCGTTGCCGAGAACATGCAATTCCTCGACAAGCGCGATGGCGTCGATCAGAGCCAGCAGCAGCCGCAGCAGCGCCAGGCACCGCAGCAAAACCAGCAGCGCCAGGCACAGCCATCGCAGCAGCGCGCGCCGGCCCGATCGTTTGCCGATGATGGCATCGATGCCGACGACATACCTTTTAACTGAGTGGCGCAGGCGAACCACTTAAAAAACCTGCATTGAAATCCCGGCGGCTTTCACAGCGCCAAAGACCTTTTCACGGAACAAATATGAGCGACGAAATGGATATGGCGCAAGACAGGGCACAGATCGAACTTGATCGCGCCATTGCTCTTGCGCGCCGCCCCGCGCCTGAAACCGCCCGCATTCACGATGACCTTTGTGCCAATGATTGCGGAACAAATCAAATTAATGGATCGGCCTACTGCAGCCATGAGTGCCGCGATGATGTGGAAGCGCGAATCCGATTGGAGAAAATAAATGGACATTAAAAAGCCTGTCAGGATTAATTCGAAAACAGATCGCGCGAAAGCCCGTGTTGGCGAGCGCTATGGACTTCTCACTACTATAGAGTGGCTCGGGTCAAATAAAAGTCGACGCGCAGTGTACCGTTTCTCATGTGAATGCGGGGGTTCATGCGTAAAGACTATGGCGCTTGTTATGATGGTTGGAGAGCATTCAACTTGTGGCTGCGCCAATCGAAAGCCGCCGGGGCCGTTGCGGCATGGGCATAGTAGGCGGGGCACCATCGAAAAAGAGTACATAGTCTGGAAAGGCATGCGTATGCGCTGCAGCCCGAAATGCTCAGAAGAAGCGTACCCGCATTATTACGGTAAAGGCATTCGCGTTTGCGACCAATGGTCAGATTATGCAAAGTTTATAGCAGACATGGGGCCTCGCCCAGGTCCGGGATACGATATCGACCGCATCGATTCCAATCTCAACTACGCACCTGAGAACTGCCATTGGCTATTGCGCGTGGAGAATAATAAGAAAGCGCGCATCGAGTATGCTAATCGCATGCGCCGACGAATATTCTCGGTCGGCAATTCTCGGCGCGTCCAATGGTTGATTGCTGATGGAATGTCAATTAGCGGCATCGCTCGACAAGAAAGAAGCTCACTCAAAACAATCAAGCGAATCTTGGCAGGCGAGTTGCACGCATGAGCAACCAAGAACACAGGCCCATTCTTGGCTATGCACGCCAGAAAATGACGGGCGCACGATGAGCCCCGACACCGAAATCGCAATCTTCAAGGCGCTCGATTACCTGCGCGACAATGCACCGGCTTACGCCCGAGCCAAGTCGGAGCGCATCTACCTGGAGGAATACCGCAAGACGAAAAAAGCCTTGTGCATGCGCGAGGCCGAACTGGAGGGCCACAAGACGGCAGCGACACAGGAGCGCGAAGCCTACGCGCACCCGGAATACCTTGTCGTGCTCGAAGGCTTGAAAGCAGCCGTCGAGGAAGAAGAAAAGTTCCGCTGGCTGATAGTCGCGGCGCAAGCGCGGATTGAGGTGTGGCGCTCGCTGGAGTCCAGCCGGCGCATCGAGGCGAAGGTTTTATGAAGCGCTCCCCAATGGCCAGATCAGCACCGATGTCGCGCGGCGCACCAGCAGCAGCAAAGAAGCCGACGACCGAGCGCAAGGTTCGCACAAGGAAATGCGCCATTGCGACCTGCCGCACGCCATTTCCGCCGCGATCGATGACGCACAAGTGCTGCAGCCCTGAATGCGCGCAAGCGTTTGCGCTGCTGGAGCGCCAACGTGCCGACCGCAAGGTGCTGATGGCCTTCCGCGAGACGCACAAGAAAAAGGGCGCGCATGTCGCGGCAGCTCAGAAGTCGTTCAATGCCTATATCAGAGCGCGGGACGCCGGAAAGAATTGCATCTCAAGCGGCAAGCCATTGCCATTGGATGTCGTTGGCGGCGGGTTTGATGCGGGCCACTATCGCAGCGTGGGGTCGGCCCCTCATTTGCGATTTCATGAAGACAATGTGCATGGGCAATCCAAGCACGATAACAGGCACCTGTCCGGGAATGCCGTTGATTTCCGCCTCGGCCTGATCGCCCGCATCGGCCTGGCGCGCGTCGATGCGCTAGAAGCAGACCAGACCCCGCGCCACTACAGCATCGATGACCTGAAAGCCATCAAGGTGCTGTACGACGCCAAGACGAAAGCACTGCGCGCCATTGCTCAAGATCAATCATTGATGGAGGCGGCATGAAATAAAACAATGTATTTCGGCATTATTCCAAGCGGACTCAGCTATAATTGATCCTGCCTTGGTCGGCATTAATAATCAAGTAAAGCTTCACATGCCGTCTGGCGGGTACTTGCCCGTTCGACCAACTCGCAAAAACGAGAGACGGCAGGTGAAGCTTTCGTCATTTCGAAAGGATTTTATGAGCGTCAGAATTCAAACAGCAACGGTCTATCACGGTGGAGGCCGCCGGTGGTTCACCCTGAATGCAGCAGCACGGCGCGAAGCGATGGCGATTGTACGCGAGCGGTATCCATGTCTTTGTGAGCCGATGGAGCATGACTATCCTGGCCTCCATTGCGACAACCACCTCGACAACCCGAAGTACGAGAAGAAGGTTCGTCGCCTTGCAAGCATGCACTTGGTCGCGGCGCAAAGCATTACACTTGCGCCGGTTACTTCAGAAACTCGCGCGCTGGCCGCCTGCCGTGAATTGGTGTCCGCCACCGGCGAGGTCAAGCGGCTGACTCGAATCATAGGTGATGGCGTGCGTGCTTGCTTGGCAGAATTCGCCAAAGCAGATCCGGGCAACTTCACTGCCCAGCATGCACCACACTTGGCTGCCGCTTACGCGCATATCGTCATCGAGGAAGCGACTCAGTACGACAGCGGTGAAGTAGGATATCTGCCGCTTTCCGATCAGCTGGAGATTTTGGCCGAGTGCCCGTTCTGCCTGTCCGCCCACAACGCAATCCAGGAGCGCAAGGTCGCCCGCAAGCGACTCGGAGCCGCCCGCCGCGCAGTCACCATGATTGGGCGCGCAGCATGAAAACTATCTACATCGCAGGGCCGATGTCCGGCATTGCCCAACTGAATTTTCCAGCCTTCAACGCCGAAGCTGCCCGCTTGCGCGCACTCGGCCATGCCGTCATCAATCCGGCCGAGATCAACGGCGACGACCCGGAAGCCGTGGCCGCCATGAGCGCTGTCGGCCTGGCGCAACACTGGCGCAACTGCATGCGTGCCGACATCACTGCCCTGATGACCTGTGACGCCATTTCGATGCTGCCCGGCTGGGAGCACTCCAAGGGTGCGACGATCGAGCACTACAACGCCCGTTCGCTCGGCTTCGATGTCATCTTCGCGGAGGACGCACAATGATAGACCGCACCGCAACGATCCGGCTCTTGCATGAGCGCGCCGCCTACCACGAATACTTCCTGTTGATGCTGCGTCTTGGCGTGCGAGACCCATCATGAGAACCGCCACCAACCACGCCGGCTTCGTCGTCCAGATATTCCACCGTCGCCACGGCTGGACCGTATGCTCGCCGATCTATGTGCTGCAGCAGCGCGCCATCGACGTGATGCGAGACTTGACCAGTCACCGCGCCCGGATCCGCGCCGAGTGCATCGCCGATGGCGTCGAGCCGAACCCGATCAAGGAATACCGCGTCTATTCCGCGCTGGAGCACGTCGAGCCTGTCGAGCGCACACAAATGCAGCAATGGGCGCAGGCGATCGAGGATAGCGTGATCGCTGCCCGCATTTTCTTTGCCCGCACTGGTTCGATTTACGAAACAAAAACAGAAAATGAAACCGGCAATAAGCCAGAGAAGGGGTTGGCGTAATGGCTCGGATCCGCACCATAAAACCCGAATTCTTCACGTCCGAAGACATCGTTCTGATGACGCCGCTTGCACGCCTCTTTTACGTGTCGCTGTGGTGTGAAAGTGACCGAGAGGGCCGACTCGAATGGAAGCCGGGCACGTTCAAGATGCGCTATCTGCCAGGCGACGATTGCAGCATCGATGATCTGGCCGCCGAGCTGACAAGCCGCTCTCTGATCGTCCTGTATTCAGTGAATGACAAGACTTACGCCTACATTCCAACCTTCACCGAGCACCAGGTAATCAACAATCGGGAGCAGGAAAGCCGGATCCCAGCGTTTGAACCTGAAAATCTTTCACGCGTCATCACGCCCCTTTCACGCGTGAAAGCGGAAGGAAGGGAAGGAAGGGAAAGGAAGGAATGGAAAGGAATGGAAGGAGATAGTCCGGCTCAAGCGCCGAACGCGCCGCCAGATGATTCCTTGACCGATCCTGCTGACGAACCGAAGAAGCGCCGCTTCAGCGACGAGGACATGACGGCATCGCGCTGGATGCACGACGTTGTTCTGAAGGTGAACGCCTCGGCCAAGACACCGAACTTTGAAAGCTGGGCCGGCGAGGTCCGGCTGATGCGCGAGATCGACGCCAGGACGCACAAGGAAATCTGCGAGCTGTTCCTGTTCGCCAAGCACGACAACTTCTGGGCGGCCAACATTCAATCGCCCGGCAAGCTGCGCGCGAAGTGGGACACGCTGGTCGAGCAACGCAACCGGCCGGGTCGCACTGGCTCGGTGCAGGGCGCGAAGTTCCAGGTTGCCGGGCAGGACCATTCCAGCACCAGAGCGGCCATGGAGGCCAGCATGAAGCACCACGGCACCGTCATCCTCGACGGCGACGACATCAGTTTTGACGACTAAGGGCACGATCATGGAAAAAGTAGACAGCAGCATTGCGCGCGTTTTGGCAGGCATCGCATCACGCAACCACAAGGTCGAAGGCCATTGCGAGGCCCATGGAGGCTCCACAGTGATGATCTTGCGCGAGTCGGACGCGTGGTACTGCCCGGCATGCTTGGAGGCCACCATGGCCGCAGAGAAGGCCGCCATTTGGATTGCCGACCGCAACGCGACGCTGATGAAGATCGCCCAGGTGCCGAGCAAGTACGATAATCAGCATTTTGTGGCCAGTTCGGCAGCCCAAAAGGCGGTGCGCGGCCAGGCCAAGATGTTCCGTGACTTCATCGTCAAGGAGAAGCGATGGGCGACGCTGGTGCTGGTGGGAACGCCAGGGACCGGCAAGACGCTGCTTGCCTGCGAGTTCGCGCAATCGCTGATCCGCACCCTTTCGATGTCGGTCCGCTACGCCACGACCAACGGCATGATCAAGGAAATTCAGGCGAGCTATGGCCGCGAGGGAAAAAGCGAGGAAGGCGAGATCGAGCGCTTCGTGCAATACGACCTACTGATTCTGGACGAGATCGACGCCAAGCCCGACAAGGAAAACGCGAACCTGCTGCTCAACGAGGTGATCAACCGGCGCTACATGAACGAAAAACCGGTGATCATCATAACGAACCAGTCGTTCGACAACCTGGCGCAGTACGTCGGTGATCGCGTCGACAGCCGGCTGCATGAAAACGCGTTCATCTGCGCTTTCGACTGGCCCGACTATCGCCGCACCATGGCGGCAGCATGATCATCCACCTGCTGCCAGAGATCGACCAAAGCGTCTGGGCTGGGGCTGGCGCGGCCCCGACACGCAAGCCGGCGCGCAAGGTCGGTCGTGGCGCACTGCGCGGTCCGCAGCCTAACAACGTGACCGTGCCTGATAGCGTGGTGCTGGCCATGCGCTACCGGTTCGAGATCGATCGCTGGACGACCTCCCAGGTGATCGCAGCATATCCGGAATTCTCATCCGGCTATGTGCGCAAAATCCTCGGCTACATCCTGCGCTCGACGCTAAAACCGCAACGATAGGGAAATGCTATCTGCATCATAGATAAATGCAATCACACAAATATAATGCAGGTGGCATAATTCATTCATCAACTAACGGGAGAGAAAAAATGAACACAACCACACAAATGTTTGGCCGGATCAACGCAGCGGGCAATGTCGATGTTTTGATGATTGCCGATGGCGAGGCAGTGACCCGCATCGACGCCAACGTCTACCCTGTCGGCAGCCAATTGTCGGCGCGCTACGAACACCCGGACGGCATCGTTTTGACCGCAGCCGATGCAAAATCGATCGGATTGACGATCGAAGGCAGCATGAAAAAAACCATCGTGGTCGAAGCGCGCTCGACATTCACGGGCAAAACAACGACGGTCCGCGCCAAAATCCGCACCAACGAACGCCTCGGCATCATGTTTGCTGAGATCAGCAAGCGCCAGGTCAAGGCTGCTGCAGATCGCGTTTGCGCCGCCGGCACAGACTGGCCGCGTTTCGAGGCTCCAGCGGGCTGGGGTGATTTCGATGAAATGCAGGACAGCGGGTATCTGGCCATCCGCCTTGCATCGATCTAAACCCCACTGACGAGGCCGGGTGATACCGGCCGAAACTGCGCAAGCAGTCTGGGAAATCAACCAAGGGAGTTTCATGAAAACAGCACACAACACCGCGCCCATCACGCACACCATCCGGGTGCGCTCGATCGGCGCGCCAGAGGTTAACAGCACCACAATCGACCCATGGGCCGATCTCGATGCAATGCCTGACGATGCACCATTCGGGATCACGTTCATGCCGGTGGCAGCATGAACCACGTTGAAGCATTGAAGGTTTGCCGGGATGCTCTAAAGGGAATATTCCTGCGCGGATATAACGATTGCGATGCAAAGAAGGCATCGGAAGCCTTTACCGCAACCGCCGTCATTGATCCGGTGACGGCAAGCATCGAAAGCGGAAAGTATTTCGATCTGCTTGCCAATTTCGTGACGTTTGAAATTGAACTGCATCGCATTGGAGTCGGCATACATGAAGCGGCTGCGGCATCACTTGCACTCGTCCAGCACATTGACCAGCATTGCGCTGCCCAGGTAGCGCAAGCACTGGCCGCGAAGCCTGCGCCGAGCGACATGGAAATCTCAAGCATCGCCGGCATAGAATTACTGGGCCGTGACGACGCAGCGGTGCACGCGTTCTTGTGCTTGAGACAGCGCGATGATCTTGAATGGCCTGACGTGCTGGCGCAACTGGCTTTGCATCTAGTGAAGGAGAAGGCAAGACTGACGGAAATGCTGGTCGAGCGGATATCAATCGAAGCACCTTGCTTTGTGATAGCAGCAAAGCCTGCGCTGACCGACGCAGAAATTGAGGCAGTCGCAAGCTCAATTCGCCCATCAAGATCAGACCAGGGATGGCCACACTGGGATTTTTACGAAAGCGATCTTCCTAAATTTGCCCGTGCGTTACTGGCCCTGAAGCCTGCGCCTGACCCGGCTGCATGGCTATCAGCAACGCAGGCCGTAATGCCGGATGGCTCAGTGCGTGCGCTGCCGGGCCCTGAGCCAACTCCAACCCTGACTCGCAACGAAGCGCACGCCATGGTTCGCACGGGCCGACCAGCCGCCGATCTGATCCGCGAGGCATTTGCAGCAGGGGCGACCTACCGCGCAAAGATCGACGCTGCGCCACCGACCGACTCCTGATTGTGGTAAAATTGCCGCAAGCGCTCAAAACGCGATCAAGAAGCGGGGTCCTCTCTCGTAAACTATGAGGATTTTTTTCGTCCATTGATACCGATCACTGGCCGGGCGTGGGGCTAATAAAACACCCGAAAGGGAAATATGCCCGCCTTCTTCTTGAGGTTTTGAGCGCCTGGCCGCCAGCAGTCTTTGCTGGGAAAAATCAAAAGATCAGGATCATCATGAACACCATCGCAACAATCGCAGCAGCAAAAACCATGACCAGTATTGAACTGGTCGCCGTCATCAATTCCATGCGCGAAGAGGGCAAGGCGGAACTTCGGCATGATAATTTCATGGTCAAGATCGAATCGCACCCCGGAATCGACTCACCTAAATTTTTAGGCCAGTACAAAGACAGTACCGGGCGCACATTGAAGTGCTACCAACTGCCGGAGCGCGAGGCCAGATTGATGGTCATGTCGGAATCGCTGGAAGTCCAGACGGCAGTTCTTGACCGGCTTATCGAGGTCGAAACCATCGGCCCAATCGATTCAACCATTACCGCCACAAAGCTGTTCGAAGCGCTGTTCGGCATTTGCCAGTTGATCGGGCTAGACAAGAATGTGTCAGCCATCAGCGCAAACCAGGGCGCGACCACATTGACCGGCGCGAACCTGTTGCAACTGGTCGGTCAGACGCACCTGGTCAACCCTGAGCAAGCGCAGTATTTCACGCCCACCGAACTCGGCAAGATTCGCGGCATCAGTGGCCAGAGAATGAACGCGCTGCTCGCCGCTGCAGGGCTGCAAGTGAGGGAAGGCGCTGTATGGGTTGTGACCAGTGCCGGCGCTGCGCTGTCACGCATCTACGACACAGGCAAGAAGCACAGTTCAGGCGTGCCGGTGCAACAGGTGAAGTGGATGGCTGCAGCCGTCGAATAAAAGGCTTCAGGCGCTCACGCTCTAAGTTGTGGGCATTGAGTGGATGACCCGACAAGCAGCGCCAGCCAGCCAGTCAATTCCATCCGGCCATCGCACATCACGCGCGCGAACCCGATTGGAAGGTGCCAGTCCTCGGCATGGGGCGGCACCAGGCTGGCCGAACTCACATATCCCATCAGATCCATGATCCGCACCGGGGATGGCTGCAGCAATGCGCTGCGCCCGCCGGCGAACCCATCCGCGATAGCATCCTGCACCGGGTAGAAAACCGCTCCGTCGACGCGATCGACGCCATTTCCCATATTTCGCACGATCACACGCCGCGCATTGCCGCGCAGTAGAGCCAGGTCTGCCGACCAACGATCATAATTTTCCACAAACTGACGCTCTTTCAGCAAAGACGGGGCGAGGAATCCAACAATCCGGCGCTGTTTCTGCCGAATCGCATGTGTTACCATGGTGCGAATTCAGAACCAGTTTGGCCCGAATCAGGACGCAACTGACCACGGATTCATACCAAGACACGATCATAATTTCCGAATTGGTCGGTCCATAGGTCGCATGGAGGGTAGGGCGCAGTGAACAGCAAAGCTAAAAAACCAGCAGCATCAACCCCTTCGGGCGAGGCCACACCTGTGAATAAATCACAGGGTAAGCCTGGGCGCGCCGATTGGGAGGCCATCGCGCGCGCTTACCGGGCCGGCATTCTCTCGATCCGTGAGGTGGCCAAGGCCAACGGCGTATCAGATACCGCGATTCGCAAGCGGGCCATTGCCGGCGGATGGAAGCGCGACTTGTCGGTTCGCATTGATGAGCAGGCAAGGGTCGCGCTGGTTCGCAGTGCAAACCCGCAAACCGAGCAGGAGATCATCGATCAGGCATCTGGGCAGGTCGTGGCGGTTGTTCGTACGCATCGCAAGCACATCAATCTTCAGGTTGGGCTTGTTGACCTGTTGACGCAGCAGCTCGTTGACGTGGCTGGCCAGCGCGAGGACTTCGAAGCGGCAATCGAGGAAGAAACGGCCAGCGACAAGAGCGGCGACCGGCGCGCCCGGCTGATGAAGGCCATTGCACTGCCGACGCACGCAAGCACCGCAGTGAACCTTTCGAACGCCTTGAAGACCCTGATCGGGCTTGAGCGCCAGGCTTTCAGCATCAAGGACGAGAGCGAGACGCCCATTTCCGCGCTGGGCGACTTGCTGCGCCAGGTCAGCGGCACCGGCCTGCCGATCGTCCGCGACGCCGAGGACAGCGTCCAGTGACAGCCGCCAGGTCCGAGCATGACGCAGGCATCGAGTTGGCCAAGAACCTGGCTGATCCGATGTGGCGAATCTGTTCGGGTGCGCTCTATCGCATAGTCGTCAAAAAAGAAGACGCCGAGGAAGGATTGGTGCTGCGCTTCAAGCCGAACCGGGCTCAACGCCGTTTCATCGCCCGATTGCACCACAGGAACATTATCCTAAAAGCAAGGCAATTAGGATTCACCACGCTGATCGCTATCATCTGGCTCGATCATGCACTTTTCAATGCGAACGTCCGTTGCGGCATCATTGCGCAGGACCGCGAGACGGCCGAGAGCATTTTCCGCGACAAGGTTCGCTTCGCTTACGACAATCTGCCCGAGGCGCTGCGCCAGGCCATGCCGCTGGAGAGTTGCACCAAGAGCGAGATGCTGTTCGCGCACAACAAGAGCAGCATCAGGGTAGCGACATCGGTGCGCGGCGGCACGATCCACCGGCTGCACATCAGCGAGTTCGGCAAAATCTGCGCAAAATTCCCAGACAAGGCGGCCGAGGTCGTCACCGGATCGATCCCGGCCGTACCGCAGTCGGGCATCCTGGTGATCGAAAGCACTGCAGAGGGCATGGAAGGCGAGTTCTTCGACATGACCCAGCGCTCCAAGGCGCTGCATGAGCAAGGCAAGACGCTGACCGACAAGGAATACCGGTTCCACTTCTTCCCATGGCACCAGGAGCCGGACTACCGCATGACCCCGACCGGCGTGCCGATCACTGACAAGGACACGGAATACTTCGACCGTATCGAAGGCTTGATGTCGACCACGCTCGATGCCGAGCAACGCGCCTGGTATGTGGCGACGCGTGATGCTGACTTCCGCGAGAAGCCCGAGCGCATGTGGCAAGAATACCCAAGCACGCCCGACGAAGCCTTCCAGGTATCGACCGAGGGCACCTATTACGCCGTGCAGATGACTGCTGCGCGCAAGTCCGGCCGCATCACCGACGTTCCGTACCAGCAGGGTATCCCGGTGAACACGTTCTGGGACATCGGCAACAGCGACGGTACAGCGGTCTGGTTTCACCAGCGCGTCGGCGTGCGCAATCATTTCGTGAAGTTCATCGAGGGATGGGGTGAGCCCTACGCGCATTTCGTCGCCGAGATGCAGAAAACCGGCTGGGTCTGGGGCCGCCACTACCTGCCGCACGACGGCGCGCACGTCAGGCAAGGCATGGATGTCAACCTGTCGCCACTGCAGATGCTGGAGAACCTGGGGCTCCGCAACATCGAGATCGTCCCGCAAGTCTCCGAGCTTCAGCACGGAATTCAGGCGACGCGCGATGAGTTCGGCACCTGCGTCTTCGACCAGACGCAATGCAAGGAAGGGCTGATCCACCTCGAAATGTACCGCAAGAGCTGGAATGCGCGCCTGCAGTGCTGGGGCACGATCCCGCTGAAGGACATCCACACCGAAGGGGCGGACTCGTTCCGCCAGTTCGCGCAGGGCTACACGCCGGGCGGCAATGCCGGCTGGAAACGTAAATCAACGAGCTGGCGCGCCGCGTGAGCCGAAACCGGAGAGAAAAATGAAGTTCAGGAAAAAACCAGTCGTCATCGAAGCCATCACGTTTGATGAGTTGGTGCAGCACGGCCGCGACACTGGCGCGCCCATCGTGAGTGGCATGCCGTGGTCCTTCCAGTACGGCGGCCATCCGATCACGCATGAGAATGACCAGTGTTACATCGTGCCGACCAATGCAGGATCGGTCAACTTCACGCCAGGCGACATGCTCATCACGCAGATCGATGGAGAGATCTACCCATGCCGGATGGACCTGTTCGCAGCAACCTACGAGCAAGTGTCATGATCGACACGACCGCACGCCCCGCAATCGACCTGACCCGCCACGCCTTCATGCGCGAGTGGAAAGACCTCGTAATCTTCGGTTCATGGATCCACAACGACGACCAGGAAGACGACGAACCCGCACTGGTGATCGTGCCGCGCTACCGCCGGCGCGGATACCTGCCGGTTTGCATCGCTTTGTCAGCAGCCTACAAGTACAATTCGCCGAAGTACCTGGCCCGAGCATCGCAGCAGTTTTGCCACTCGCTGGGCTTCGAGGATTCGATGGCGAACGCGAACAAGATCGCTGAAGCCATTCACTCGCACCTTCTCGACCTCTTGAGCATGCCGATCAGCCCGACGACCGCGATCATCATGGGCGAGGCCAGCATGACGATGGTCGATGGCGTCAAGCGCACGGTCGAATTCATGGATCACGCGCCAACCCTGCAGCAGTAATTCACCGGAAAACTGAATGTTCAACCTCGCCGACGAGAAACACACCCGACTGGTCAAGGACAATCCGCTCGATCGGATGCCCGTTGATCGCGACAACCAGGTCGATGAGCCTGACGATCCGCTTGACGCGGCCCCGATGCGCGAGCTGCACGGCCAGTTGATCAGCTACTACCGGCAAGAGTTGGATCGGCAATCGACCAACCGCTTCAACCAGGCGGTGGACGAAGACTATTACGATCACATCCAATGGACCGAGGAAGAAGCGCAGACGCTGAAGGACCGGGGCCAGGCTCCGATCGTCTACAACGTCATCGCCCAGACGCTGAACTGGATCATTGGATCTGAGAAGCGAGGCCGCACCGATTTCAAGATCCTGCCGCGCGGCAAGGAAGACGCCAAGCCTGCCGAGGGCAAGACCAAGTACCTGAAGTATCTGGCCGACGTGAACCGCACGGCTTTCCACCGATCGCGCGCCTTCGAGGACGCCGCCAAGGTTGGTATCGGCTGGCTCGAAGTGGGCGCACAGGACGAAGACGACGGCGAACCGATCTACATGCGCTATGAGAACTGGCGCAATATGCTTTGGGACTCGGCCTCGACCGAGATCGACGGCAGCGACATGCGCTATCAATTCCGCAGCAAGTGGGTGGATGAAGACATCGCCAAGGCGCTTTTCGCAGCCCGTGCCGAGCAGGTTGAGAGCAGCGTCACCGACACGACCATGTACGGCAGCTTCGACATGGTGGACGGCGATGAGGCCATGGACTCGGCCGAAGCCGCGCTCGAAGACACGGGCGGGCATGGTTCGATCGACATCCACCGCCGCCGGCGCGTGCGCTTGATCGAAGCCTGGTATCGCGCGCCCGAAACCGTCAAGAAGCTGCGCGGCGGCATGTTCACCGGCGAAGTGTTCGAGGAAAGCAACCCAAACCACGCGGAATCTCTGGCGCTCGGCAAGTCCATCCTGGTCGAGAAGGTGATGATGCGGACCCGCTGCGCGATCATGACGCCCACGGAGATGCTGTACGAAGGCCCGAGCCCTTACAAGCACAACCGCTTCAAGTTCGTCCCTGTCTGGGCCTATCGACGTGGCAGGGATGGTCTGCCCTATGGTGTGGTGCGAGGATTACGCGACATCCAGGACGACATCAACAAGCGTGCCAGCAAGGCGCTGCACATCCTAAGCACGAACAAGGTCATCATGGATGAGGGCGCAGTCGATGACATGGACTCGTTCGCCGATGAAATCGCCAGGCCCGACGCCATCATCATCAAGAAGGCCGGCAAGCAGATCGACCTCAACGTCGACCGCGAGCTGGCACCCGCCCATTTGGAGCTGATGAGCCGCAACATCACGATGATTCAGCAGGTGGGTGGCGTGACGGACGAACTGATGGGGCGCACGACCAATGCAACGTCAGGCGTCGCGGTCAAGGCGCGCCAGGAGCAGGGCAGCGTCAGCACGAACAAACTGTTCGACAACCTGCGCCTCGCGGTACAGATGGAGGGCGAGCTTGAACTGAGCCTGATGGAGCAGTTTGTTACCGAAGAAAAACAGTTCCGCATCACGAACCAGCGCGGCACGCCGGAATTCATCACGGTCAACGATGGCTTGCCTGAGAACGACATCACCCGCACCAAGGCGGATTTCGTGATCAGTGAATCCGATTGGCGCGCCACGATGCGCCAGGCCGCAAGCGAACAACTGTCCGACATGATGATGAAGATGCCGCCGCAAGTCGCATTGGTCATGCTCGATCTGGTGGTGGAAGGCATGGACATCGAGAACCGCGACGAACTGGTCAAGCGCATCCGGCAACTGAACGGCCAGCGCGACCCCGACGCCACGGAACTGAGCGAAGAAGAACGCATGGCGATGCAGAACAAGGCGATGGAAGCCGAAGCGCAGAAAGCCATGTTCGAAGCCGAGTTGGGATTGAAGCAGGCCGAACTGGCGCTGAAGCAGGCCCAGGCCGGCAAGGCCGACGCCGACGCCAGCCGGGCCAAGCGCATGATGATCGGCGACAGCATGACAGCCGCTGTCAGCGCGATGGAAGCCGCTACCAGGGTCGTCACGATGCCGACGATCGCCAAGGTCGCCGACAATCTGCTGCAAGAAGCTGGCTGGAAGGCGATCCACACGGCTGCAGGCATGGCCGCTGGCGGGATTCCACCGATGCCCGCACCACAACCGCAGCCACAACCGCAGCAAATCGCACCAGAGCAGCAACAAATCGAACCACAACCCGCACCAAACGGTATGATGCAGGATCAAACGCAACAAATTCCAGGAGTATGACCATGCTGCAACCACATCAACAGCGCGTCGTCGACGAAAAGGCGGATCTCGACACGAAGATCGCTGACCTGTCGGCGTTCATCGAGTCGTTTAATGCAGGATTCAGCAGGTTTGCGGCATTGCCGGAGCCGGAGCGCATGCGCCTGTACGCGCAGCTCCGGACGATGGTTGCATATTCCAGCATCCTGTCCGAGCGCATCGCCGCCTTCCCTAAGTCCTAACCCGGAGCCAACGCACATGACCACCAACCAGAACCCGCCCGAAATCGACGACGGCCTGACCGACGAAGAACGCGCCGCCTTGCTCGACGAGGACGGCACCGATGAAGACAACGAAAGCGGCGATGACCAGGACAATGAAGACGAAAGCAGCGATGCTGATGGCGCTGATGATGCCGATGACGCTGATGACGCCGCCAATGCAGGGCGCGACGATGGCGAGCCTGCCGACGATCAAGCCGATGAACCGGGCGCAGCGCCGCAGCAAGCTGCCCCAGTATTCGTAGCTCAGGCCCCAGCCGACGCAGAAGCCAAGCTGGCCGAGATCGGGACCAAGAAGGAAGAACTGATTACCCAGTTCGACGATGGCGACATCACCGCGAAAGAGTACCAGCAGCAGCTCGACGCGCTGGGCAAGCAGGAGCGCCAGATCGAGCGCGACGTGGACCGCGCCAGCCTCGCGGGCGACATGGAGCAGCAACGCCAGCAAAACGACTGGGTGACGACAGTGAATTCGTTCTTAGAAGTCAACAAGGACTACGCCAGCAATCCGCGCCTGCATCGCGCCTTGGACCTCGAAGTGCGCGACGTGGCCATGACCGAAGAAGGCAAGGCGATGAACGGCGCGCAGATCCTGGCAAAGTCGCACGCCAACCTGATCGAAGCGGGCATGATCAAGGCCAACGGCAAGCCAGCGCAGGGTAAGGCACCACGTCCGAACCTGCCGCCCAACCTGGCGCGGGTTCCCGCCTCGGAATCGAACGACACCAGCGGCGGGCGCTTCGCCTCGCTCGATCGCTTGGCCACCTCCGATCCCATGGCTTACGAAGACAAGCTCATGAGCCTGTCTGACGCCGACCGCCGCGCCTACCTGGCCGAGTAATCACCGGGCGGCCGGGTCACACTGGCCGCCCATCACATGAAAACGACGACGCCATGCACACACTGCTCCACATCATCATCATTCTGATGACCATTGCCGTTCTGGCCTCGCTGCTGGACGAGTGCCGCCATGCGGTGAGCGTCAGTCGATGGTCCAAAGGGGTATCAATTGCGGCATTCTTCGTCTTTGGCTTGGTGCTCGTCCCGATCGTTCTTCTCGATCCATGGCACTGGCCATCGATAGTCGTGCTCTCGCTCATATTGGCGTTTGAACTATGGGTGAGTCGAAGCAACGCCCGCACTTACCTCTAACCGGAACCAGCATGCTGCAAATCAACCTGAAGATCGGCGAGTCCATATCCATCGGCGGCATCGCCATCATCACGCTCGAAGAAAAGTCGGGCCGCAGCGCCAGGCTGGCCATCGATGCGGATCGTTCGGTCGCCGTGACGCGAGTTGAGCCCAACAGCGCGGCGAAACTCGCAGCCTCGGGCGGCATCACAGGGCGACCGTAGATCATTGCTTTGCGGATACTGGTTGCAATTCCATACCATATAGACGAAAATCACAACACAGATTCGCGCAGGAGCGCCGGCCTGATTTTTTAATCAACCACAAGGCGCTCCATTATGGCTACCACCACGTTCGGCACCACCGACGCAAAGACGCAAAAGAAATGGTCTGCGACCCTCGCAGTCGATACCCGCAAGAAGTCGTACTTCGAAAACCGGTTCATCGGCACCGACGACAACAACATCATCCAGCGCAAAACTGAACTCGAAGGCGACGCCGGCGACCGCATCTCGTTCGACCTGTGCGTCCAGATGCGCAACAAGCCGACTTATGGCGACGCGCGACTGGAAGGCAAAGAAGAATCGCTGAAGTTTTTCACCGCCGAAGTTGTCATCGATCAAGTCCGTCACGGCGCATCCGCCGGCGGCAAGATGTCCCGCAAGCGCGTGGCGCACGACCTCCGCTCGATTGCAAAATCCCGCCTCGGCGATTACTTCGCGCGCCTGGTCGATGAACTGTTCTTCATGTACCTGTCCGGCGCTCGCGGCATCAACGAAGACTTCATCGAAGGCACCGACTACACCGGTTTCGCCGGCAACGCGTTCACGGCACCCGATGCGGATCACCTGCTGTTTGGCGGCTCGGCCACCACCAAGGCCACCGTCACCGCTTCCGACAAGATGAGCAAAGCCGTCATCGAGAAGGCGCTGAACAAAGCTGAGATGATGCAGGCGCGCAATCCTGAAACGGCCAACATGGTAGCGGTCAAGAACGGCGATGAAGAACAGTATGTCGTGCTGATGTCGCCCGACCAGGCTTATGACCTGCGCGTCGCCGACACCACCGGCTGGCTGGACATCCAGAAAGCTGCAGCCGCTGCCGAGGGCAAGTCGAACCCGATCTTCAAGGGCGGCCTGGGCATGATCGGCGGCGCTGTGCTGCACAAGCATCGCTCGGTCGTGCGCTTTGCCGACTACGGCGCTGGTGCCAACGTCAACGCAGCCCGCGCCATGTTGCTCGGTCGCCAGGCTGCAGTCGTGGCCTATGGCACCTCGGGTGGCTTGCGCTACTCGTGGGCTGAAAGCACGAAGGACCATGGCAATGAGCCTGTGGTCGCTTCCGGCTTCATCGGCGGCATCAAGAAGACGCGCTTCAACTCGAAAGACTTCGGCGTGATCTCGATCGACACCGCAGCCAAAGATCCGAACTCGTAATCGTCTGGGCCTGGCTGAAACGCCGGGCCTGTCGATTGACCGTCCAACCCATTCAGGAGCACCACCATGACCACTCGCGCATCCAAATACGCCACCGGCCAACTCGCTACCGTCAACGGCGATTGCGCCGGCGATACGATCTCGGCCGATTACTTCTACGACATTCCTGCCGCCCAGTTGATCGCTGGCGACATCATCGACCTCGGCATCCTGCCGGCCAATCACACAGTCGGTGACGCCATCCTGATCGCCGACGACATCGATTCCAACGGCACCCCGCTGGTTTCGCTCGACGTCGGCATCATGTCCGGCACGCCAGGCGACATCACCAGTGCGCGCACCTGCGGCGCTGAACTGTTCTCGGGTGACACGTCGGCCCGCACCGCCGCGATCTCGCGCATGACGCTGCCGTCCGGCTTCAAGATCACCCCGGTGCAATACGACCGCTCGATCGGCGTCAAGATCGTCGCTGCCCCGGCCACCGCTGCCGCCGGCCGCATCCGGGTTCGCGTCTTCATGCACCCGAGCGACACCCAGTTCTAACTGGGGCAGGGGCTTCGGCCCCTTTTTTTCATTCACTTCAGGGAAATCATGGACATCGAAAGCAAACTCAAGCGCGAAGGCGGCAGCCGCATTCAACTCGGCGCGACCGAATACCACTTTGCGCCGGGGGATGACGGCGCGCACGTCGCCGCTGTCGATGACGATGAGCATGTCGCCACGCTGCTGGCGATCCCGGAAGGATTCCGCATCTACAAGCAAGCGGGCTGGCCAGTCGAGCAAGCTGCATCCGTTGCACCAAGCGAACCCGAACCCGATACCGAAGACCCGACCGAGGCCGAGATTGCCGCCTTGCGCGCCGACCTCGCGGCCCAGTTCGAAGCCAAGTTCGGCAAGAAGCCGCATTACAACCTGTCGATCGACAAGCTGCGCAATGCGCTGATGTCGGTCCAGAACGATCAGGACTGACAATGCAACGCTACAGCGACACCGTGATGGACAAGGCCGGCAATGTCGTGCAGGGCGCTTCCGTCCTGGTGCGCTTGCTCGACGGATCAACGCCGGCGCTCTACCTGCTCAACGGCAATACCTTGATCGGAAACCCGATCATCACCGATGCGCTGGGCCGGTTCTCATTCTATGCGGCCGATGGGCGCTACTCGTTGGCTGTCAGCATTGGCGGTGCGCTGTACGCCACTCAAACCGACGTGCTGCTCGAAGACCCGGAAGATGAATCGTTCGCGCGCATCAATGGCGGATCGATTAAGAACGTCTCGATGTCTGGCGTCACGATTGATGATGCCGTTTCGCTGGAGATCAACGGCGGCACGATCACCAATGTGACGCTTCAGGATGTGATCTTCACGAACGTCATTCTCGATGCACTCGGTAAGGTTGTGGTCGACACGATCGAATCCGTCTCCGGCGCTCCGGTGGAATTTCCGGATGGCATCCAGGCGAACGGCGGGACGATCGTCGGCGCAACGCTGCAAGATCCGATTCTGGAAGGCGTCGCCATCTTCATGAATACCAGCAGCATTAACAGCAATCTCACGATCCCCGATGGTTACAACGGCGTCAGCGCCGGCCCCATCACCATTGCCGATGGCGTCACCGTCACCGTTTCACCGAATTCGAATTGGAGTATCGTATGAGCAAGATTACTGTTGGGACTGTTGAAACTGCGTCAGGGGTTCCGGTTGAGTTTCCTGGGGGTGTAATGCTTCCACAAGGAGCTAGCATTGGCACGGAGGAATTAGCCGCAAATGGTGGGTCAGCTATGGTGGGGCACATGCCAGATGGCGTCGGATCAATTCCACTATCAGTTTCTGATATCCTGCATAACGCACCTAGCGTATGGGACAAAATGACAAGCGCAATGCGCCTTGATTCACTACTTGACTCGCCACTATTGGATCATGCGCCCGCATTTCAATCGGCTATTGATGATGCTATTGCGCGTGGCATTCGTCGGATATTTATTCCTTTTGGTCGTCGCCAGCGGTATCGCCTGGGATCGAAAGTCAATATTGAGTCCAGCGGATTCGAGGTATTTGGCGACTGTCCTCCACGGTACAACCTGCAAGACGGCGGTTATGTGTTCGGTGATACGGGCGTGACGGCACTGTTTGACTACGGAAACGGGCGCGCAGACTTGGCGTCAAATCAGCTTGTTTTTGAGGGTGTCGGCTTTTTGAGCTCCACCGGGTTTAGCCAAGTGGCGGTACTATGTTCGCAAGACAATAACGGCCCGCATCGGGGCGTCTTGTTTCGCAAGTGCTGCGCCAAAGGATTTGCCGATGTAGTGCTGTTTGACGGGCCGACCTCTGCCTATTTAGGCCCAGCTAGTGTCGTTTTCAATAGCAACGTATTTCTTGGAAATAACAATGCAGTGCGGGCAGTAAACCGCGTGTTCGGATTGCGCTATGTGGGCAACCAGTCTGAGCAAGGAGCACGTATTACCGGCTATTTCGATTCAGGCGTGACGATCACTGATAACATGCTGGAGGGGCAATCGAACCCGATAAATATTGATGCAAGTTCGCCCACGGTTCATGTCGAAAACAATTATTTTGAGGCAGTGAGTGGCGAGTATATTATTCGCGTCAAGGGAACAAATGCCAACGGTGTAGTGCATGTGCTACCGAATTACGTCAGTTCGGTCACGGCAGCAGACTACTATCGTCTAGAAGGCATTTTGCGCGTAATGGAACAATCGGACATGACTATCCCGACGGATCGCAAGTCGGCGCTAACTCTACTGGGGCTCAGGACCGTGGCAGGGTCCAAGTTAAAAGGGCGATTTGCAGTTGGTGACGCAGATGCTACCATGGCCAGCGGATTTTGTGACCCGACGCATCTGATAAAAAACAATCCATTTGGATTGATTACAAAGCAAGACCTCGGTCCCGTGATACTTGATACTCCGCTTGGTAGGCATAAGACAGGCGCAAGCATCGTTGCGTTTCCCGCGACGTATTTCCGGGTCAATGGCTACAGTTATGCCATCGGTGATGTGGTAGTGGCTTGCGCACTAGTGCAAACAGAAGGCAGCGGCGCGCCGTATCTTGGCTTGTTCAACCAGGCAAGCGCGTCCATTGGCATTGCACACGGCCAAGTATCAATGTTTCCTTATAGTAAGGGATGGCATCTGCTTTATGTGGTGGGTGTGGCGACAGTGGCCGGGACGCAACTTGCGTTTAGGTTCGGTTCTGATGGCACAAATTCCGGGGCCTCACAAGCACTCAACATTGCAGCTATCGGCGGCTACACCATCCCGGCGGCTAACTTTGAAGTCTTTAATTCCCAAAATCGTTACTCTGTTGAATTGTTCCAGCCTTTAGACATTTCAATTCAGCTCGAAACCTCCACCACCTACAACCCGCCAAGCTTGGCAGATGGCACTGGAACGACAACAAACGTCTACATACTACAAGCGGCGCTCGGAGATTACGCTGAAGCGACGTTTTCTGTTGATTTGCAGGGCATCACGGTAACGGCATGGGTCAGCGCTGCTGATACGATCAGCGTGCGATTCCAGAATGAAACCGGTGGCGTCGTCGATCTTGCCAGCGGGACACTACGGGCGAGAGTGAGAAAGGCATGAATAAAATAACAGACGACCTACTTTTATCTATTTATTATCATAATGAAGATTTAATAGAGGAATAAATGCCAATCATCCTCGAATACTCCGGCACCCGCCGCACGCTGCAGATGGCCGCGATCTCGTCGCGCTGCAGCGACCTGCTGAACGATGCCGACTTGCTGCGCTGGCCAATGGTGGAGCGCATCCGCTGGGCCAATGAAGCCATGGGCGCGATCATGATGCGCCGCCCGGCAGCCTTTGCGGTGCGCGAAGTCATGGTGCTGCGCGAAGGGTCGTATCAAGCCATCCCGCTGAACGGATCGCAGTTCATCGACCTGGTGCGCAACATCGGATCAGATGGCGTGACACCGGGCCGGGCGATCCGGCGCAGTGACCGGCAGCAGCTCGACGATGCTGATCCTGATTGGCACACCGGCGCGCAGAAGGCGCAAGTGCGCCAGTACCTGTTCGACGATCGCGTGCCGACGGTGTTCTACGTCTACCCGCCGGTGATCTCGGGCACCAAGGTCGAGGTGCTGCACGCGGCGCTACCCGATCCGGTGCTGGAAGACAACGAGAGCGGCGAGTTCGCCATTGGCCTCGAATATCTCGAAGCTGTCGTCAATTACGTCTGCTACCGGGCGCGCTCGAAAGATGCCGAGGATGGCCAGTCCGGCGATGCGGTGGCATTTTATGGCGCGTTCGAGGCCTCGCTTGGCGCGAAGAATGAATCGAGCAATGCAGCATCCCCCAACCAACCGGCCAATAGCGTATGAGAGACATTGAACTGATTTACCCGCTGGTCATGCCGTTTGCGCCAGGCTGCGCCGATCCGACCGCCAACGCATGGATACGGCAGTCGGCGATCGACTTCTGTGAGCGCACGCGGTTATGGCGCTTCGACGATGCCATGGATGTCACGGCGAACGAGGCCGAAGGATTGATGACGCCGACCGGCTCTGTCGTGCATGAGATCGAGGAGGTCTTCTTCAACGATCAACTGCTGGAGCGCGTCACACCCGCATGGCTCGACCAGAAGCTGCCGGCATGGCGGGCAGGTTCCGTGCTGGGCCAATCGCGCTATGTGACCCAGACCGAGCCAAACACTATCCGGTTGGTCCCGAGCGAGGCCGGCGAAGTTCGAATCTACCTGTGGCTCAAGCCAGCGCAGGATGCCGTGGACCTGCCGGACTTCATGGTCGACAAGTACCGCGAGACGATCGCCCACGGTGCCCTGGCCCGTATCCTGATGATCCCGAACCAGTCGTTCACCAATCCGCAGATGGCGGCCTATTGGCAGCAGCGCTTCGAGGCCAAGCTCGATAGCCTGTCCACCCGTGGCTCGACCGGCGAACAGCGCGCCTCGATCCGCGTCAAATCATCCTTCTACTAGGGAGGCGCGATGTCAGCATCGAGCTACACGCAAGCAAACATCATGGCGGCGCTGTTCGATGGCGTCGCCTTTCCGATCCCGTCCCATACCTGGCTCGCGCTGCACACGGCAGACTCATCCGCGACGGGCGAAAATCAAGTCTCGACCACGACATGGCCAGCCTATGCCCGCGTGCAAGCCGAGCAAGGCGGCGCGATGGGCACCGGATGGACCGCAGGCGAAACCGGTGTGCGCACCAATGCCCGCCAGATCCCATTTGCAGCCTATAACGGCTCATCCGATCTGACGTTGACGCACTGGTCGATCTGGGACGCGCAAACCGGCGGCAATATGCTGACCGATGGCCCGCTGACCATCACCCGTATCCTGCAAGCCGGCGACCTGTTCGAGTTCGACATTGGCAGCCTGGCGCTGCAGCAAAGCTGATGCTCGCGCTCAACGTCGCGCCGGTCAACGGCCATGCAACCCGGTTCGGGTCCGGCCTGTGCTCGCTGGCAATGGCGGGATTTGGCACGCTGGCGCGACTGCGCAAAGGTGCAGGGCAGGGTGCGATGGCGCTACAGGGAACGGGGCAGGGCCGCGTCACAACCTACGTCCAGCAAGGCCAAACGGTGCAAGGCGCTGGTTCCTGCAGTTTGGTGCTGTATGCTACCAATCACATGCCGGCATCACGGCCGATCGCGTCGCGCTTCGTGCGCAATGTGAAAGACCGCCACATGCTCATCTCGCCGGATCGATCGCGGCTTACCATCGAAGCACAACACCGGCGCTTCATCATCGCCTGAAAGGTTCCCATGCTCGGCATTGTGCAAAAGCGCCCCGGCGATCGACTCGATTACGACATCGACTTCTCGCGCTGGCTGTCGCCCAACGACCGCATCACCAGCGCCGCCGCAGTCTCAAGTGCGCCTGATGTCATGCCGGTCGATGCAATCCAGTTCACCGGCCAGGCCATGAAGGTGTGGATCTCGGGCGGCGCGCTGCAAACGTCTTACGACGTGACCGTCACCGCACACACGCTCGACGGCCGGATCAAGCAGGAAGCCTTCGAAGTTCGCATCAGAAACTGATTTCATTCACGGAAAAACCATGACCATCAAATTTACCAACAACGCCGTGTCGCGCCTCTCGGCTGGAATTTCAGCTTCGGCCACGACCATCAACCTGATCACCGGCGAGGGCTCGCGCTTTCCATCGCTGACGACCGGCGACTGGTTCCCGCTGACGGTCTTCAAGTCGACGGGCGAGATTGAGATCTTGCGCTGCACTGCGCGCGCCACCGACTCGCTGACAGTGACGCGCAGCCAGGAGAACACCACCGGCATCGCGTTTCTGGCGGGCGACCGGGTTGAGCTGCGCCTGACTGCCGCCGCCATCGATGCGCTGCGGCCGGACTGGTCCTCGCTGGCCGGCAAGCCGACCTTCGCAGCGGTTGCGACAACGGGCTCATATTCCAGCCTGTCCGACGTGCCGACCTTCGATGATGTCGCATTCACGGGCGCTTACGGTTCGCTGTCGGGCGTGCCGACTCTCGGATCAATGGCGGCCAAGAGCGCAGTCGCATTCGCCGACATCACCCCGATCGCTACCTCGGCGAACTATCAGGCCAACACGACGAGCGTCTTGCTGACGCCAAACGTGGTATGGGCAGCCGCCGTTCCGGTCGTGCTGACCTATGCGGCGGCGCTGACGCTCGACTTCGCCACCTTCCTCAATGCGAAAGTGACGCTGACCGGCAATGTGGTGCTCAACACCGCCAACGTGAAACCCGGCCAGTCTGGAACGATCGAGTTCCTGCAAGATGGCACCGGCTCGCGCACATGGGGATTCACCACCGCCAAGTTCGCCTATACGGGCTCGGCCCCGGTCCTGCCCACCACCGCCAACGCGCGCATGCTGGTGCCCTACTATGCGATGAGCGATTCCAGGATCTTCCTGAACATGTCTGCCGCGATGGTGCTGCCGTGATGCCCGGCATCATGATGTCTCTGTTGCATGGCAAATCCATCGCCGCCGGATCACTGACGCGCACCACCACCGGAACGTTTGTGGTTCCGGCCTACTCGACTTTGACGGTGGAATGCCGTGGCAAGCAAGGTCCGGGCGCTGGAAGTTTTACGGGCGGGCTAGGCGGTCGATCGTTCAAGACCTACACGGCAGGCGCTGCCGGCTCTCCGGCTGTCGGGGCATCGATCACGATCACGATCAACGCCACCGGCAGCGACAACAACACCGGGCTGGCATGGTTCGCCTTCGGCTCGACGCAACCCAGCGCATCGGGTGGTGGCGGCGCGACCGACACAATTCCCGGCTACGAGTACACGATGTCGGGCGACATGTACTGGCAACCAGAACAGCCTGGCAGCAACGGCGCGCCCGGCAATGGTTACAACGGCACGGTCAACCAGGTCGGTGTTTGTCCCGATACTGGCAATTCTTGCATCCTGAACTGGTCCTGATCGGAATGAACCCATGACCGCATTGAAGCTGATCCAGTTTTCCGGCGAGATCCCGCGCCTTCTGCCCCGATTGTTACCCGACACCGGCGCGCAGCGGGCCGAGAACGTGCGGCTCGACAATGGCGGGCTGGCCCCGATCCGCAAATCCAAGCTGGTGCACACCATCACCGACATTGCCGAGGGCGATGTGAAGACCATCCACCTGAACGGCG